AATCATACCACAATACAAAAAGAATTTGCTAATATGGGTATAGTATATACCATGGCAGATAAAGAAGCAGCAAGTGTTCCTTATATTAATATATCTGAAGCTTCATTTCTTAAAAGAAGTTGGAGGTGGGATAGTGAAATAGAAGAATATATGCCAGTTATTGAACATGATTCTATACAAAGAAGCTTGATGATTTGGGTTCAATCCAAAACTATTTGCAAGCAAGAACAATCTCTTGAAGTTATTACTTCAGCTATGGGTGAATATTTCTTCTATGGCAGAGAGATTTATGAAGAGAAAAAAGAATTATTTCAACGTATCGTTAATGAATTAGAATATAATCTATGGATTAAAGAAAATACATTCATGCCTTACGATATATTGGCCAAAAACTTCAAGGAAACAAAAAACCTTGCTGACATGGGCGTTTGAGAATACGTCCTTTAAGCCAAAAATTCTCTGAAGACAATAGTTACTTATTGAAGCTATTGAGATCTGTAAGCAGATAGAGAGGATTGTCTTCATACACTTACCAGGGTGTTCCCCAAAATCTTTATTTAGAGATGCGTTGGTTGGTGCGCTAAGATCTCAAGTCGATTAGCCTATCGGGTATAAAACTAATTTAGACTATAAAATCAAGGACCTGCCGAAAACAAAATACAAAATAAGGGCGCTTTTACGCAAGAAGTACCTGAGTCGAACACAGAAAAATCATTTGAAGAAACTGATTCTATTAAACGAGAATTCACATTGTGTGACTTATGTACAAAGCATTACGAAAATTTTCTTTTGGATTGTAAAGATACTCATTATGACTTGGAAATGGATTATTCATCTCTTTCAGTTAATAATTATGAGGAGTGTCTCTTCTCTTATTCTTCACAAGATGTACAGATCCAATCAGACCAATATTACATGTCAAATGAAAAATTAAGTAATGAAGAAACCAACCAAGAAGTTATGGCAATGGGAGATAATACTCCAGTAGCAGCTAATGATGCTCCTCCAATAGTAGATCAATCTTTTAGAGATGGTTATTCAGTTAACGCTCAATTGGGTGATTTTCTTAAGAGGCCAGTGTTAATCCAAACTATATCATGGTCCGAATCAAATACTACATTAACAATAATGAGACCTTGGGCTCTTTATTTTTCAACACCAAGCATAGAAAGAAAATTGCAAAATTATGCTTTCTTAAATTGTAATCTTAAATTGAAAATTGTAGTCAATGCTTCACCATTTTATTATGGATATGCTGTTGGTTTATATCAACCATTGGTTGCTCCTGCTTATTCTCCAGGTTCTATCTTTAATTCCACACAATCTGTTGGAGGTTTTATGGCTACTACATGTAGACAGAGAGTTGATATATTACCCTCAAAAAATCAAGGTGGTGAAATTACCCTTCCATTTATATGGCCAAGTAATTGGTTGAAAATTGAAGTACTTGATGATTTTGAACAAATGGGTGAATTTGTTATCACTTCAACAGATGTATTGTATAATTCTAATTCTACAGTTG